TTGATGATTATGTTCACGAGATTGTCTGATACCATTTTGTGTGTTCACCCCCCGTTTTTTTGTGTTTAAAAATAAAAAAAAATGGAGGGTATAATTCCTTTAAAAAAAATATAAAATAATTTCTTTATATTTCTGAATTATACCCTCCAAAAAAAATATAGTGTTATTTTTTAACTTTATTCATTTCTTCATATAGTTTGCTTCTGCCTTTTACAATGAAGTATTCTTGATACCATGTTAAATCAGATTGTCTGTCGCATAAATGATAGCCACAGTAATCTAACCAGATAATATTTTTACCTTCATTCGTTTTCAGGAAAAGATTCAATCTCACCCTTAGTGATATCCTCACCAGATAATCTTCTTACATGATCCACAATTTCATTAAATGCATCACGTCTTAACATTCTAATGTCATCTTCACTCCATGGATCATCCGCATTTTTCGGATTATCCAAACTCATATGAACCATTGTGACTTTAGCATTCATTGAAGCTTGATTCGCCTTTGAAAGATTAATTTTCCCTTTAGATAATGTTTCAGATTTACCTAATCTTTTACCTTGTCTTTGTGATTTTTCATTAGTTTCAAAATCACCAATGGCTTTTGCTTCAATATCTTCTACTTCACTTAATTCAAAGCCTGATAACGGTCTTAACCATAATTCCCCATTTAATGCTTTGATTTCCACTTTTTCTGGTTCGTTTACTCCACTTAATATTTTTTGTTTGTTTAATAATGCCATATTATTCTCTCCTTAACGTTTCTATATAAAAAAAATAGCAGGTTCATTTATGAACCTGCTGCAGATGCAATTAATTTCACATCTAAATTATTAGTTCCATCAATAACAGTATAAGTGCCAGTGTATTTTTTATAACCTGTTTTTGACACTTCAACTTTATATTTACCTAAGGGTACATTGCTAATAGTTGCCACACCAGTAGCAGCTGTAGTTTCAGAATAGGTTTCAGTTGAATCAGTGTATTTAGTTAATTTAACAGTTGCACCTTCAACTTTAGTAGTGCCACTTGTTACATTAGCAGTTACAGTTGATTTTTTAGTAACTGTTGCTGGTTTGATTGCAGGTTGTTTGTTTTCAATACGAACATACATATCAGTTACAACTTTACTGCCGTCTTTTAATGTTGCTTCACCAGTACCCATTGTACTGAGGTTTATGGTTGTTTCAATAGTGTCAGAATCACTGAAATCGTACTCTACTTTTAAAAGACATTCTGGGAATAAAATAATCATTTTTCTATCTGGATCTTCACAAATATCAACAGTAAGTTCTAAAGGAACTTTCAAGATTTGACATTTGCTCGGTTCCATAGCACCTACTTCCCCGTATTCCCCATCAAGAATGGTTCTCATAGTGTCTTCATCAAGAGTAGTTACTAATGAAAGGTCTATTTCCCTTTGTTGTGCTACAGCAATCTTTTGAGGATGACGTGCACCTAAACCGATAGTTCCATCAACATTAAGATTGTTTTTCCCTTCGAATGTGAAACTTGTTTGCACACCATCAGGATCTTTATTGTTGAGTTTTACTTTCACATCATAGAACATCAATGGAATGTCTGTTTCATCCATTTTTACTCTATTATAGTTTTCTGAATCAATTGTTTCAGATGATTCAGTTTTATACACCCAATCACTGCTGAAAGTAAGGAATTCATCAGATACTTCAAGTTTTAATGCATCAATCATTGCTCCGATTATTTGTTTCTGGAAAAAATCATAGGTTTGTGTTGCTGCAAAACTAGCTAACCTGGTGCATTCTCCTCCCCAGAATTCATGAGTATTCATTCCACTGCCAGAACCTGCAGTGAATTTATATTGGTCGAGAAATCCTCTGAAGTAGTGGCCTATTCTTGGTATGTCTACTTGTCCTTCTACGGTTCCAGTTGGTTTCATTACTCCAGCTCTACCTCTTTTGTACATTCTGGAACCCCCAGTACTGAGGTTTGGATCATCTCCAAGTTTGAAATCTGCTGAAGATACTTCTTGATGCCAATCTGGAGTCCAGTTGCTAAAATCGCAATCTTCCCCATATTCGTTTTCCATTTTTAATCCGAATATACGTAATCCCATTATGCTTCATCTCCTAATCATTTTCGTGTTTTAAAAAAAAGTTATTCTGTGTGTTTTTTTTAGTGGCATTTTAGCCAGTCAATCTCAAATGTAAAATCAAAAACAATACTAGTAGCAGGAACACGTTTTGCTTTACCTGCAATAGAAACCTCTCCTACAGGATATAGTGTGTTGAACTCTACTTTTGTGAAAATATGTTTAATTTCATCATCACCAATCCCTATTTTGTTAAAATTTTTCATGATACTTTGACCTACAAGTGTTGCAAGGTGTTGTCCTTTTTCAATTGATGTTTGCAGGTCTTCATCATATTCTACACATACAAATTCAAAAGTAGATTGTAAGAAATTACGATTGTTAATGCTTTTTTTGAATTCTGGACTTGTTATTGTTGGGTGTTGAACAATCCAGACACAAGGAGGTTCAATAGGAGTATCATTATAAGTATAAGGAATAATTTCCTCAACATTTCGAAGTAAACCATCTTCAGCCTCCTTTTCTTTTGTAATATATGCATTAACTGCTTTTGTTACAAGGTCCACACTTTTAACCAGGTTTTGGTTTCTTGCCATTAGCCCATCACATCCGTCACTGCTTTGTTAAATAGTCTTTGAATGTTGTGTGATGTTTGCTCAATACTTTTTTCAACAAAATGCTGGCCTTTTTGACCTTTAATATACCTCACAAAAACCATTTTCCCACCTACATTAAAACTAAACGGTTTACCAATGTCTTTTCTGTAGATTAATTGTCCACGAGGGCCATAAATTCCAGTTCCATCATTCACATATCCTGCATATTCTGCAGGTGAACGAATATCCACCATGGTATCTTCATTACGGTACGGAAACCATCCTTTTAATTTACCTGTATCAACTGGACTGTTTTGTGTGAGATTTCTTATCATGTTTTGAGCAACTAGGTTTTTGCCTTTTTTAACGATAGCTTCAGTTTTTTCAGGAATATCCTCAACTGCAGCTTTGTCAAAAGTAATAGTGACTTTCACCATCGTATCCCCTCACCAGTAATTGCAAAAAAATCAATTTTACGACTATTATTAGATTTGTCAATTTTGAAAGGTTGGAGATCTTCTTTCAAATCATGGCTGAATATTTCTGATGATAACATTTGAATGTTCCAATCATCTACTTTTATGACTGGTGTATCTCTTCTAGCTATTGCAAAGGCTACCATGTTACTTACAAGTCTTAAGCAAACATTACAAACAGATGATGGAGGATTTTCAACAATTTTTGGGTTATTGCAATAATTATTGATTAAATCCTCTGCTTGAGCAATCCAAGTGTTTAGGATTTCCTCTAATTTTTCTTCTCCTTCTTCTTTAGGAAGGTGGAGTTGAGATGGTTTTAATCCTGTTAATTGTCGTACTTCTTTCACGGTTGTATAACTCAAATCTCATCACCTTAATATGTTTTTTTTATCCTGAGGTTTTCTGTTCAGGATTGTTAGATTCAGAAGTTTTAAGTTTGTTTATCTCTTCTGCTAAGGTGTCCCATCTTTTACGAGGGCTCATTCTTTCAGCAGTGGATAATTCTGCCCAAGTTTTCATACGACTCATCCTTTGGATTGTTCAGCAATACTTTCTGCTTCTGCAGCACTAATTTTTGCAGTTACAGTAGCATTTCTGAAGTAGTAATCTACATCTCCTCTGATACGGTAGTAGTAATCAGTTCGTTCTTCTTTTGGTATTCTATCAGGTTCGATACTAAGGTTTTTCCAGATACCCCAAGCCATGTTTTTAGGATTGGTTAAAATACTGGTAGCAGTATTGTCTAATCTTCTACCATCTTCAGCATCAAGAGTTGGACAGTATTCGATTGGAATTCCTTTGTATGCTAAACCGTTAAATCCAGTTTGTGTTTCATCTCCAAGACTGGTTCCTCTGGATTTTAAAAGGTTTCTATAAGCATCTTCAACTTCAAATGGTACAAAGAATTTGAGTAAAGGCCTTTTCTGCCTGAACCTAATAGGCATGTTTTTAATCATTGAATCAAACATTGCTTCAATAGTGTTTTTTAAATCAAATACTCCTTTAGCGGAATCTGCTCCTTTTGATTTGATTTGAACACCAGCTTTTTTAATCCACCCATCAGTGGTAGACAATAATTTATTGCTAGTTGCAGTTTTGTCTGCGAATAATGCCCAGAATTCAAGATCTTCACCAACTCTTTCACCCATCATTGAGAGTAAAGTGTTTTCAAATTGTTCTTTTTCAAGGTTGTCTTCTTTTTCCTCGTCTTCGATGCTGCACATTGCTTTTAATTTTTTAGCATCTAATTCATTGTAATCAAAATCAACATCTGCTGGAGTTAAATCTGGATTGGTTGTTTTTCCATCTGCTTTGTAACCTGATTGAAGTACTCTTCCATTAATTCCTACACGTGTTAATTGTTTTTTGAATGATTTCATCAATTGGAAATCAGCTTGATTGAGTATTGTGTTGTTGATTTGTGCTTCTCTAAGGAATTTTCCTAATTGTTCTGGATTTAATAATGCTTTTCCAGATTCCATGTCTGTTTTCATTCCTTTGAATACTGCGTATTCTTCTGGGTTTACGATTTCGTTAAGAATTGCTTCAGTTGCCATCGTGTTTCATCCTCCCCTCATTTTTTTTATTCTTGTATTCTTGAGCCTCTGTTGTTACGGCCCATTATCTCATAGACGGTTTGAGTGTCTGATTTGTAGGAAACTGGTTGAGGTCCGTCATGGATTTTGTTTCCTTTTGTTGCTGCTGGGGTTTTTTTGGTTTTTTTCTTTTTATTAGTAGCAGAATTATTGTTAGATTCAGTAGTAGTGTTGTTTTCATCTACTTCTTCACCTT